CGGACGTGGGGCGGCGCGGTCACCGCCGCCGAGGCCTCAACGCAGCTGGCTGCTGCGCTGTTGACTCCGCGATCACCGCTTCCCACGAAATGAAAGAATCTTTATTGGCTTCCTCTGTACCTCCTTCGTTCCTCCTTATCCTCCATCTTCCTGAGCGCGAACTTCCATACAGTATCGCTTCGGTCCAAGAACGCCACTTGTGCGACCTTCCTCCGATGTACCGTATCGCCCCGCTCCTTCTTCTGTAGATCTCATGACCCGTCCTCCGACACCCATCGCCGACGTACGCTCTATGCACTTTTCCGTACAACTCGTCAAATGCAACGTCGCCTAATCGCCGCTGTACTATCTCCTGAAGTTTAAGATCTCTCGGATTATCCATGAACGCCTCGACATACGCGTCATCGATCGAATTTATCTTTCCCTTTGGAGATACTAGCTGAAGTGCGGATTCCTTCGGCTCCCTCCACGGAAGTCCTTCCGGATCCCAGTATCTTCCTAGAAATTTAGGAGTCTCCCCCCTATCCTCAGGGTTCTTTGACCACTTTGAGGTGATTTTCCATTCTTTAACTGTAACCCCGAATCTCGCTTCAATCCACATTGGAAGTGTCTTCATCTTCTCTTCCTCCCCTACTTTAAACCCTATCAGAGAATCGTCTCCACACACTCGCACTGTAGTCGATCTAGAATCAATTCCCGCCCATGCCATCGCTTCGACTATGACAATATAATTAACCAAAGTACCAATTAGCGACGTCCACACACTGCCCGAAGGGATTCCTTTGCTCTTTTGGAACACGAACCTATCGGGCATAACTATGTATGAATTAATGAACGAATCCATAACCCAGTTTAACCACCTGCTCACTACTGCGTCCTCCTCTTCCGGATCGATCGAGTAGCTAATGATTTGAAAAGCCCTTCGAATGAGCTCCTCAGAAACCGTCGCGTCATACCCCGAATAATCCATCTCCAGAAAGCGAGTCGATCCTTCGAACTCCTTCCCCAGTCTCCGCCAATTACCTTGATACGGTCCGACTCCTAGTACCGCTGGAGTGATGTTGTTCTTAAGCCACCCAAGCACAGCATGAACGAATCTTCCCGAAACGAATTCTTCTTCACCCGTAGGCATAAGTATCATTCGCGCAGGCTTATCCATCATGAAATCTGTATAGCTCATTGGCTTCTCTCTCCCTCCCACGTACCACAAAGGAGGGGGAGCGTCGAAACACTCCTCCTCCCTGAAAGTCCTCCATATCTCGGCCGCTTCTTCCGCAATCTTCTCTCTCTCTTTCCCTTTCGTCGCACCGTACTGCGGACCACAGAACGCGTCTCCGTTCGTGCACTCATAACTCATGATCTCACCCTGAGTGGGTAGTCTCACCTTTAGTTTAGTGAACCCGAACTTCCTCGCTATCCGTTTCGGATCTACTCGCCAACCCGTAAGACCTCCTCGACGTTCTTCTTCGAAGAACTGAGTTAATCTATAATACTGATCTTTGAGCGTCACCTGCTTCCGCACCATAGGTGCAGTCTCTCCTGGTATAAGGCTCAGAGCGTCATCGTAACTGTCGGGTCTAATGACCGTCATTCGTCGCGCGGTACCCCAGGGGCGCCCCGCGTATCCGATGAATCTCCTCCTCCCGAACTTTTGCGTTATCTTCACTATGTGCCTATTCTTGACGTCAACAGCGACAACCTCTCTGCCGCCCGGTCCCGCCCGTAGCACCATCTTAACGCAGTTGTTCGTGAGGAACCTATACCCTGGAAGAGCCTGCCGCCGACCCAAACTTTTGACTGATTGAGTATTCGTTACATCTCGCTGCAACCATGTCTCGAAATATCCCAATCTCCTCCCTGCCAAGACGAGCGGCTTCTGCGTCACGCCTGTTAACTTCGACCGCTTGACCGATCTGCGCTAACCTATTCGCAATTGCCGTTCGCCTCGCTGTACGGAGGAGAATCTCAGGTTCGTCGATTAACGCGGCGACGACCGCCTCTTCACCTTCTTCATCCAGCTCCCTCTCCGCACGACGAAATTCGGCGAGAGGACCCCAGCGTCCCATATCCTCTTGAAGTGCAGTCTTCTCCTTACGCACCTGCTCCATGGAACGACGAAGCTCCAGCTCTCTCGCCTCCAATCTCTTCATGTCATCTCTCACTCCACGCCGCACAGACGCATAGATGAGGTTCGCTCCCAAAGAAAGCCCCCTCTTCTTACACATCTCGACGTTCTGACACCTGAGACTGTGAACTCTCTTGAACCACTTAACGAAATCGCTGTAGTCTCGTTTGACACCGACGATGGAAATCGCGAGCTCCTGCTCAACCAACCTTTCCTTCATGACAAGAATTACACCTTGTTCTGGAGTGACTCCCACTCCGGTAATTCCCTCTAGGAACATATTAAAATTCCTCTCGGTCTTGTCAAGCCCCTCAGTTACAAACACTTCGACCTCTTCCCCTTCTACCTCGTCAACCGGCTGACCACTGACGGGTCTAGCCGGAGACACAGCGTACCTCGCACTCGTCCTCTTCGTTCTACTCGCCATGACTTAATCCGGGGGTGTTAGCGCC